AAACGTGCTGCTGCCATGAAAGAGAAAGCTAAGAAACAAGGATTTGAGTTCAAGCCTTTCTCAAGAAAGCAGAAACAGGTGCTGACATGGTGGTGTCCTAGCAGTCCGGTGAAGGACAAAGATGGAATCATAGCAGACGGAGCAATCCGAAGTGGTAAGACACTGTGCATGTCATTGTCCTACGTGCTGTGGGCAATGGAGAGTTTCAATCAACAGAACTTCGGTATGGCTGGAAAGACAATCGGATCATTCCGAAGAAACGTACTCTTCTGGCTGAAGCTGATGCTGAAAAGCCGAGGATATCAAGTTGTGGACCATAGATCAGACAATCTGATTGTAGTAAGCAAGGGAGATACACAGAACTTCTTCTACATCTTCGGTGGTAAGGACGAAAGGTCACAGGACTTGATTCAGGGTATCACTCTTGCCGGTATGTTCTTCGATGAGGTCGCTCTGATGCCGGAGTCATTCGTCAACCAGGCAACAGGACGATGTTCTGTTACCGGTTCTAAGTTTTGGTTTAACTGCAATCCGAACAGCCCTCGACACTGGTTTAAGGTCAACTGGATAGACAAGTGTGAAGAGAAGCACATCATTTATCTGCATTTTACGATGGATGACAACCTATCGCTCTCTGAGAAGATCAAAGAACGATACCGAAGTATGTATGTAGGTGTGTTCTTCAAGCGGTATATCTTAGGATTGTGGTGCGTGGCTGAAGGACTTGTCTATTCGATGTTCGATGAAGAAAAGCATGTCACTGATGAACACATGAGTGGTGCACTGGAATATGTTGTGTCAATCGACTACGGTACGGTCAATCCTTTCTCAGCTGGTCTGTGGGCATTCGATGGAAAGAACTCGCAGCGTGAAGCAGAACTGTACTACAACAGTAGAGAAGCCGGAAAACGTGTAGATGATGAAGCCTATTACAAGATGCTAAAGGAACTGATCGGAGACAGAAAAGTATCATGTATCATCATAGATCCATCCGCAGCATCCTTTATTGAAGTCATCAAGAAGTATGGAGAGTACACAGTGAGGAAATCTGACAATGATGTACTGGACGGAATCCGAGTGGTCACAACGATGCTGAATAAAGGACTCCTAAAGATATATAAGGATTGTACAAGCTGTATCAATGAGTTTGGCTTGTACTGTTGGGATGAGGAAAAGAACAATGATACGGTTATCAAAGAGAATGACCATGCGATGGACGATACAAGATATTATGTCTACACATTCTTGCGTAGAAGATTGAGGTGGAAATATTGATTAAAGCAAGGTATTACGTTAGAGAAACGGATTTAGGCTATGTTATACAGGATGCGAACAAGGTAGTTCCGTTACCTTTTATCTTTATGTCAAAGAATCGAGCACTTTTGAAATGCTATGAATTTAATAAAAATGGACCGCAATCTGTAAGAGAATTTTATTATATTGCACACGTTGCCGGAAAAGGAATAAGCAAGTCTTACAAAGAGTGGATGGAAAAGAACAAAGATATGTTTGAATAGGTGTGAAACAATGGGACTAATACAAAAGATTAAGGCGGTATTTAATAGAATGTTTGGAGTAAACGAAGTAAGAGATATATTTGGAATTGAGGTAAGTCGCTCTTCTGATATGCAGACTGCCTTAGATTTGTATAAGGGCATGAGATCAGGACTGCCGACATGGTGCATGGATGGAACAATCAAACCGACAAGGTTCTCTAATGTCATTTGCCGGGAGATTGCAAACCTTACACTGTTCAATGTCAATGTTGAGATTGATGGTAATGATGCGCTCAAGAAGAAGTTTGATGAAGTGTTGAACGCGTTACAGGAGAAACAGGAAGAGAGCTGTGCTACTTGCGGAATGATGATCAAGACGGACGGACAAGGAATTGAGTTCCTAGATCCGGACTACTTCATCATCACAGACACCAATACCAACGGTGATGTACTTGCAGCAGTGTTCTTCTCGTACATCAAAAAGGGAAACAGGTACTACACAAAAGCAGAATATCACAGGTTTGAGGATGTGAATGGTGAAAGAGTCTATAAGATTTCATCAAAAGCATTCAAGAGTGAAGATAAGAACCGTATCGGATCTGAAATTTCCCTAGAGAAAGTAGATGAATGGAAAGATATTCTCCCGGAAGTAGAAGTAAGAGGGTTGGAGTATCCATTATTTGTGTACTGGCGAAATCCTTATGCGAATGCAATCGACAAGGAGTCTCCTCTTACTGTACCGGTATTTGCTGAATGCATTGAAGAGTTGAGATGGCTCGATATCGCACTCAATAAGATGGGGGACGAACAGGAAGACAGCCAGCACGTTACTTTTGTATCACAGACAGTAATCCAATATGCTAATCAGAATGGAATCAAGCTCCCTCGATTCGTGCAAGGACTTGAAATGGGAGCGGATGCAGACGGTACGATTCAAGAACATGTACCGACTATGTTGGTAGCCGAAAGAACTTCTGCCATCAACTTCTATCTATCCATCATCGGATACAAGTGTGGATTCTCTAATGGATACTTCTCATTTGATGAGTCAAGAGGGATTCAGACAGCAACACAGGTTGAATCAGATGATAGAAGAACGCTGCATACAATCGAATCATTCCGTACAATCCTTGATGGTAAGAACCACGATGGAGTTATCCACAGGATTTTATACATTCTCTACGCTACCGGCACAGCCAATGGAACAATTGCAGCATCAGGATATCAGACGGCATGTGAATTTGAAGACCTTGTGTACAACCTTGAAGATGATCGTGCACGTTGGTGGAATTATGTGGTACAGGGAAAAGTACCGGCATGGATGTACTTCGTGAAGTTTGAAGGGATGACAGAGCCAGAAGCGAAAGCTATGGTCGAAGAAGCCAGTGAAAAAGGTGAAACACTCTTTGACAAGTTCACAGATGAGTAAAAAAAGATGGGTACAAAGTTTTTCTTGTACTCTGATACTATAATATCAAGGCAATTCCCTTTGCCTTACACTCCCCACAGTGCAACGTACAGCACTATAAATATTGCTACTAACCGTCAGATGGCGGTTAAGGCTTGTTCCTTAGTAGGACACAGAACCCGGAGCATAACCGGGACAGGCCTATTCCCGGTTTCTTGTCATCTCCCCGGGAACACCTAAAATAATGCATCGAGCGGTTTTTCTTGGTTCACGCTCGATGCTTAAGCTATCATAGCTCAAATGGATAGAGCAGTTGATTACGAATCAACAGGTTTTCGGTTCGAATCCGAACGGTAGCTTTCTCCGGAACTCGGAGAGAGATCTTTTTCATAACAAATTTTTCCTTACTACAGTGTAGTTGGAAACCGTATAGCTTAATGGTAAAGCGTTCATTCTACCCTACTCAAGTGAAAGATTGAGGTTCGAATCCTTATGCGGCAATTTTCAAATATGATTATCTCGGTGAAGAGTGATTTTTCAGTCATGCCGAGATGCAATGGTGACGAGATAGGCTTGTTCGAGATATTGGATAAGCTGATTCTTTCCACTGGGAGTGATTCTGGTGGTGGAGATGGAGGTTCGAACCCTCCTATTTCGTTTTTAAGAGAGGAGTAGCAATGGAAAAAGTAAACGTATTAGGAACTGAATATAAAATTATCCGTGAAGAGATGAAAGATGCAGAATATGACGGATACTGCGACTATACATCTAAAATCATCAAATTGAGAACTGATAACGTGAGCGAGTTAGGTGATTTCGACTGTTTGATGAAGAAGCAGTTGCGTCACGAAATCATACATGCTTTTCTTTACGAAAGCGGATTAGGACCGAACTTTGAACATTACAAACAGTTTGGACACGAGGAAACAATAGTGGACTGGTTTGCTATCCAGTATCCAAAGATAGAGGAAGCATTTAAGAGTGTAGGTGCGTTGTAGAAGCAGAAAGAAAGGAGACTGTAAGATGTTTACAATGCCGATATTCCCACGTTACAAGGAAGAAAAAAGAACAATAATCACTGCGATTACGCAGTATGTGGTATTCAAGATAAGATTTCCTGAAAAACGTGTAATAATGCCTTCTGATATTTTGGCCAAGCCATTTGAAACAAACATTGGAACAAATGCTGTTATTACATATTCAGAAAAATATATACCGGAAGAAGTTTATGCGTTAAAGTTGAAATCAAAAATAAGTGGAAATAAGTCACTTCACGGAGATGAACTGTATGCCAACGCAGAAAAGCAGAACCGAGAAGAAATAAACTTTTTTATAGAGCAAGTCATCTATGAATACAAGCAAAAGCACAATATAATCGGGAATGTCCTTTACGAAGTTGAAAAATATGAACTAGTAATGGAGCGAGAATACGAAAGTGAAGAAGTTAGATGCATGGTAAAAGTAGCAAAATGAAAGGAGAATGAACGATGACATTTAAAGAAGCATTTGAAGCAATGAAACATGGAGCAAAGGTAAAACTTCCGGGATGGAACGGTTACTGGTGTTGGGATGACGAAAAACAGACGATTATGATTCATTGTAGACCTAAAGATTCTGATGCAGGACAGGGAGAAGTCCTTGATATCCGTGAAACGCAGAGAGTGGAATATACTTTCATGCATATGCAGAGAGACGATTGGATGATTGCTGATGAAGAGAATTGTGGTGTTCTTGGCGGTCAGTCAACATTTGGATTTGGTGATGCTATCCGTTATCTGAAAAGAGGACTTAAGGTAGCTCGTAAAGGATGGAATGGTAAAGGAATGTATTTATTCCTGTGTTTTCCAGTTTCTATAGAACCAAAAGCAGAGAATGTAGAAATATATTCGGCTAGGCAGAGTATCGCAATTCGGACAACAGACAGTTCAATTGTTGTTGGTTGGAATGCTTCTCAAGAGGATATGCTTGCTGAAGATTGGGTATTTGCAGAGTAAAGCATATGAAGACTATATTTAAGAATGTAAAAGCAACTGTAGAGATTACAGGACAAGAAGTAGCCGGAAATTTGCAATATGAAGAAATAGAGATATGTGGAGGCTTACTCGTAGAAACAAAGTATAATTTGATTTTTAGAAGCAATGAACGCATAAGAAAATTTGCTGGATTTTCAAAAGTTACTTTAGACAATGGGTATGAATTCATTGGATATTGCGGTGTATATACGCTAATTGCAAGAGATTGTATCAATGAATTACCAGAAAGGGAAAATGATATGAAAGCAATGTTAAGTCAGCCAATGGCTGGAAAGACAGATGAAGAAATCGTAGCAACAAGAGAGAAAGCAATTAAGGTTCTTGAGGGAAAAGGGTATGAAATTGTAAATACTCTTTTTACAGATGAATGGTACAGCAATGAATCTATGAAAGAACGTGGAGTAGTACAGATTCCATTGTGTTTTCTTGCTAAGTCCTTAGAGAATATGTCTCTGTGCCATGCAGCGTACTTCTGTAAAGGCTGGGAGAATGCAAGAGGATGTAAGATTGAACATGATGCTGCTGTTGCTTATGGACTGGAAATTATTTACGAGGAGGATTAATCATGATTATCACAGGAATGAATCACTTTCATAGTGTATGTAAAAAGAAACTTGTTGAATGGTATCAGAAGAACAGACCAGAGACACCGATTGATTTAAGCAATGTATTTGTCGTATGGAGCTGTAAGACATTACAGAATTATAAGTGCCTTGCTTCAACCGACATTAGCGGTGATGGTATCTATGCTGAATATACATACAACGGGGACAAACAGGAGCTGTATGAAGATGTGTACGAAAAGATTACAAACACCTGTCATACAGGGGAATAACATGATTGTTAATGGTTGGTATTACTGTCCAGCCGGTCACAAGACTGGACAGCGGATAGAAAAACATTCCAATATTGAGAATGCACCGATATGGTGCAAGCGCTGTAAGAAAGCGTATTATCCGAAGATTACGGGTGGAAAAGTAAAGAAAGATTAGTGCCAGAGCCTAAGAGCCAGAGCTTATATTTGTGAGAAATCGCAGATATTGGCTCTTTTTGATTGTTACGAGGTGAGCAAAGGAATTTTACAGAATACAAGAAAATAGCAAATGCATTGAAGATGCAGCCATCAAATAAATACAGTACATGGGACAATATCATGCAGTTATGCTTGAATATGTATGAGGATAATTCGGATTATCTGAAATATTGCCTTAAGCTCTCAAAAGCAGTTAAAAAATCCGCGCAGAGATTACTTGTTCAGAATCAGGATGTGCGATTCGAAGATTTATATTGGCAGGCATTAAAATTCGAAGCACCTCATTTATTTGACAGTTATCTATTGTATCTGGAAAGAAAGCGGTTAGAACCGGATCGTTTCTATTCTCCAAAAAGGAAGCAACTGAATAAACACGGGCTGATACAGTCTATGCAAGATTTGGAAGACGATAAGCTTGATATCCTGTCAATTTCCATGCCTCCAGGAACCCAAAAGACTACTCTTGAGAAATTCTTTGCTTCATGGATAGCGGGAAGACACCCGGACGATTTCAGTTTGTTTTTTTCACACAGTAGTGATATTACACGAATGTTCTATGATGGGGTTCTTGATATTACTACAAATTCAGACGAATATTGTTGGTCTGAGATTTTCCCAAATGTAAAATTTCATAGCACCAATGCCAAAAGAGAGACCATTAATTTCAATAAATACAAACCGTTTTCTAATATCCAATGTACATCTGTTGGTAGTAAGAATGCCGGTAAAGTACGTGCAAACAGATACCTGTATTGTGACGACTTGATAGGTGGTATTGAAGAGGCGCTGAATAAGAATATTCTGGACAAGCTATGGAGAATTTACGGTACCGACGCTAAACAGAGAAAAATGGACGGTTGCAAGGAAATCCATATTGCTACCAGATGGTCCGTACATGATGTAATTGGACGTTTGATAGATATTTATGAAGGGAACGGCAAGGCAAGATTTATTGCTATTCCAGATATCGACCCAGTTACCGGAGAATCAAACTTTGATTATAAGTACAATGGATTTAGTGTTGAATTCTTCCATGACCAAGAACTTACAATGGACGAAATCTCATACAAGTGCCTGTATAAGAATGAGCCTATTGAGCGTGAAGGACTTCTATACACCGATGAAGAACTTAGAAGATTTATTACGCTGCCGATTACTGAACCCGATGCTGTATGGGGAATTTGCGATACGAAAAATAAAGGTACTGACTTTTTGTTCTTGCCATGTTTGCTACAGTACGGAAATGATTTTTACCTTACGGAATGTGTATGTGATGATAATTCCAATTATGGAATCCAATATGAACGAACTTCTGATTTGATTGTAAATACCGGAATGCAACAGTGCCAATTTGAGAGTAATAACGGTGGCGATCGTGTTGCGTTGGAAGTAAGTAAGTTAGTTGAAGAAAAAGGTGGACGGTGCAATATCACTACGAAATATACTGAATCGAATAAAGAGACGAAAATTATTGTCAATGCAGATTGGGTAAAGAAACATGTTCTTTTCAAGGATCGTGAGCAATATAAACCAAAAGAAGACTACGGAAAGATGATGGGATTTTTACTAAGTTATTCAGTCCGTGGAAAAAATCCACATGATGACGTTCCTGATGGATTAGCGAGTTTTGCACTGTTTGTAACTACTGGTTTTGTAAGACCGGCAGAAATTTATTCAAGTCCAGTTTAAGGAGGAATGAAATGAAAATTACAAGAAAAGATATTGCAAACTATAAATTGTTAAAAGTCCTTCTTGAAAAGGACCAGAAGAAACTTGAAAGGTATGTGGCGAATCAGCCAAGATCGGAAGAGCGTCGTGTAGGGAAAGA